CGATGAAGCGGCGGCCCATTTGGACGGCGGCGACGCCGGTTGTTCCGCTGCCCATGTATGGATCGAGGATCAGCGCGCCATCGGCTACGCCCGTCTTTTCGATGCACCACTTCATCAGGCCGAGCGGCTTTTGCGTCGGGTGAGCAACTTCACGACCATCGTTTTCCGCCATTCGTGACGGCGGCGGGAACTGCTTGCGGTAGCAGTACGTTCCGTGTCCGCCCTTCATCCACGCGACTTCTGCATCCGAGAGGAACGTGCCGAACAGGTGATCCGCTTTTTTGATCCAGACCAGAGTCGTGCCGACCGGGAGGCGCGAGGCAAAGTGGTTGGCACCGAAAAGCACGACCCGCGGAAAGTTGAGCCAAGGGGTTGGATCGAACGGCTCGGCGTCGCCGCGAATTGCGCCCCAGTCCTCCCGACCATCTCCCCGCTTGTGTTTGCCGCCGGTGAACCTTGTGCTGTCGGTATCCCAATCCATCCCATACGGCGGATCTGTTATGCAGGCATCCACCTTCGGCAGCGTCGGCAGCACCTCCATGCAGTCGCCCAGGTAGAGTTCGGCGTTACCGATTACTTCCTTATGCGGCACGCTTGCCTCCCTTGTTGGTGGAGTTGGCGCACGCGCGGCTGCAGAACTTGTTGTGCCCGCGAGCGATCTCGTTGGCCTTGCGCCAGAACGTCGTGCCGCACCGCAAGCAGTCGCACTCGCTGCCTGTGCGGAGTGCGGCAGCGATCCTGGCGCGGTGCTGTTCGGTGGGCACATAGCCGGCAAGCCCTTCACCGCCGTCGGTGAGGTTGAGGATGTCGTGCCCCTCGGCGCGGAAGCGGTTGATCCAATAACGCTCCCGCGCAGCCCAGTCCGCGCCGGCCGGAACGTACTCCAGCAACTTGATTGCGACGCGCCCCTCTGCAATCCGCTTGCGCAGCCAGTAGTGCACCGGCCGACGCCCGCCACGCTTGGCGTCGCGGATATGCGCCTTGTGCCGCTCGTGCAGGTACTGCACGGTTTTGCCGACGTAGCGCGGCATCTCGCTGCCCCACTCCACCAGCGCATAGATGGCGGTGGTCAGCGTTGCGGCTCCGATGATTTCCTTTCTCATGCTGCCCCCTTCCCTGCTCTGCGCTGCTCGCGCGCCTGATTGCACGCAGCGCAGACGCTGCCCGCTGCGGTCCGCTTGTAGCCTTTCATGGCGCTGCGCCGGCCACAAGCCACGCACCGGAATGTCGGACTCGTCACGCCCGGCATGCTGGCCTGGCGCTCGGTCTGCTCGCGGTAGGCGATCTCGTCGGTGAAGAACTGGAAGCTCATACCGGCACCTTCCCGCCGTGTCGGCGCTTCATGTCCTCGGCGTCCTTCGCCCACTTCTCGGCGCGGACCTCGTTGGCAATCCGCACCCGGCGCTCGTCCTCGCGCTCGGTGTCGATGCAGATCTGGCGGAAGTGCGCCGCGGCGGCTTGCATCCAGCCTTCGTCGTGCATGTGCTCCTGCACCGCTTGCGCGGCCTCCCGGTACTGCTGCATGGCTTCGTCCTCGGATAGCTCGCCGGTCTTGCGGTAGTTGGCAAACACGGCTTTGAAGTCGGCGCGGAGTTGGGTGATGTCAGTCATCCCAGCGCCCCTTGCGTTTCGGCTTCTCGTGGGCTGCCGGCTCTTCCGGCCACTCGCCGAAGATCGAGCCGAACGCGGTGTATTCGCCCTGGAAGGACATCGGAACGAAGCCTCCCGATGCGCCCTGCCGGTTCTTCAGAACCAGCAGCTCCGCAAGCCCTTGGTAGCGCGAGTCGGCGTTGTAGTACTCGTCCCGATACGGCGCGAGGATCACGTCGGCGTCCTGCTCGATCGATCCCGACTCGCGCAAGTCGGACATGATCGGGCGCTTGTTCGGGCGGGATTCGACCTGCCGGTTGAGTTGCGACAGCGCAATCACGCAGCAAGACAGCTCCTTGGCGAGCGCCTTCAAGTCCTGCGTGATCTGCGTCACCTCGCGCGTGCGGTTCTCGCCGTCCTTGTCGCCGACCATGAGCTGCAGGTAGTCGATGACCAGCACGGACAGGCCGCGCTTGCTCTTGACCTTGCGGGCCTTGCGGCGCACATCGGCCGGCTTGAGCGCGCCCTGCTCATCGAGAAACAGCGGCGCCGCGGAGATCCGCGAGAGCGCGGCCTGGTACTTGTCGTGGTCGTCGGCGGTCATCCCTTCGCCGGTCAGCAGGCCAGCGAGCGGGACGCGACCCACGAACGAAACCGCGCGGTCGATCAGTTGCGTGTCCTGCATCTCCTGCGAGCACACCAGTGCGGTGCTGCCGTGATCCGCCACGTTGTAGGCGACCTGGAGCGCGAGGGCGGTTTTCCCCATTGATGGGCGACCGGCCAGGATCACAAGCGCCCCCTCGGCCAGCCCGCCACCCAGGCGGCGATCAAGATCCGGGAAGCCCGTCGAGATCCCGCCGCCCTTGCGCTCCCATCGCTCGCCGACCACGGCGAGGTACTTCGCCATCAGGTCGCCGACAAGCTGCGGCTCCCGCGCGCCCAGGGTTGCCGCGTCCGACAGCGCCATGATCCGTTTCTGCGCTGCGTCGATGCGCTCCTTGACGGGGGTCGCCGCATCCTCGGCGATCGCCACGATCTCGTCTGCGGCCGCGAGCAACTGACGGGCCATGGCGCGCTCGATGACGATCTCGGCGTGCCGCCGCACGTTTGCTGCGGATGCGCTTTCGGCCTCAAGCTCGACGACTGCCGCGAACCCCCCCGCCCGCTCAAGCTGGCCGGACTGCTCCAGCGCATCTACCACGGCCATGCTGTCGCACGATCGGCCCTGGTTCGTCAGGCTGGCGATGGCCGCGTAGATCGCCTGGTGCTCGGCGCGGTAGAAGTGCGCCGGCTGCAAATCGGCCTCGATCCGCTCGATCGCGCCAGCGTGCGCCATCAGGGCGCCGAGCAAGTCCTGCTCGACCTCGATGGCGAAATGCTGCCCGCTCATGCCTGCACCCCGTCGCGCAGGTACTGGCCACCCTTCACCTTCGCCAAATTTTCGCGGCTCAACATCCACTCGAAGCTGACCGGCCAACCGAAGCGGCATTCGTCACGGACGTAGCGCCAGAACTCGGCCCACCGCTCGATGCCCCACTTCCCGCGCATGGCGATGTCGCATAGCGCGGCGCGCTTCTCGGTCCATTCCGTGACCTGCGGGCAGGTGTCGCCGATGTTGGCGTTGAAGCAGTCGATGAACGCTTGCTGCTCGGCAGAGAACACCCCCCACGCAAGCACGTCCTCGTCCTCGTAGCGGCGCTGAGTCAGCCAGCCTTGAGCGTAGATCGGCGTCTGGCCATCAGCGATCAGGTGCGGGCGACGCTGGGCCTCCTTGGCGGCAGCAGCCATGACCGTCTGCAGCCAGTCGGCTGCATGGCCCGCTTTGGCGAACTCGCGGGCGAAGGCCTCCTTGGCGTTGGCCTTGCCCTTCTTGTGGCCGAAGGCTTCCCAGAAGTCGGCGAACGCAGCGTCGGCAGTCGGTGATGCTGCGCGATCGGCAGATTGCGCAATCCTTTTGGAGTTGTCTTTTGGAGTTGTCTTTTGGGGTTGTCTTTTGTGTGCAACGTTTTGATTGCCTGTTTCAATCAAATTGATTGCCGACATGCACTGTTTTGATTGCTCTGCGCAATCAATTTGATTGCCTTCTTGAGGCTCAATCAATTTGATTGCCTTGCGTCCTGGTCCGCGCGCCTTGGCTTCCTCGCCAACCCACTCGGCGTGGCGCTTGTTGATTCCGATCATCAGGCCGTGCGAGCCGGCGCGGACGGGGTTGATGACGCGCATCTGCTCGAGCTCCTTGAGCGCTGCGCCGACGTTGTTTCGGTGGATGCCCGTCATCTCGGCAAGCTGGGAGATCGTGATGTCGTCCTCTTTCTTCTGGTAGCCATAGGTCTTGCGAAGAATGGCGAGAACGACCTTGGTATGGCGATACGAGGCCAGCTTCTCCAGGATGGCGTCGAACAGCTCGTTCGCAATGCGGATGTATCCATCCTCAAGCTGCGGGCTAGGCTTCCGATGCTCTTCCATGCTGATGACCTTTGCTGGAAGCCCCATCACAGCCCCCTTTCCGCTTCCATGCGCGCCACCCTGTCCGGGCTGCGGGCGTTGATGAGGCGCGTGAACTCGGCGCACGCAGCGCGGCGCTGAAGGTCATGGAACAGCATTCGACTCTTGGCGCGCTCGATGCGGGCTTCGTGAATCCAGTCCATGAAGTTACGCAGGAGCGCGGCAATCCCTTGCGCGCGTTGTCCTTTCTCGTTCATAATTTCCTCACTCACTTGAGCCCCGCCGAGGCGTTCCCGCGCCGATGACAGCGGGGCTTTGTTTGTCTGCCGTCAGGACGCAGACATCGCCATTACGACCCATCCCCTTGCGGCCCCTGCCGCGGCCCCTTTCCGGCCACAGCCTCCAGGCGCGCAGCAGCATCCTCTGCACATGCTCCAGGC